GCTGCTTTTTTGGTTAACCTGTCTGCCATAATCTTGTCTCCGGTTTGGTGTTTCTTGCTCGCGATTGTCGCTTGCATGCCTGAATTATACACACCTTATCGGCTAGTGCAAGATATTCTACACACATTTTCCGGAAATATTTTTCTGCACAAAAGGACGGGGAACAAACGCATGGTCCGAAGCGGGGCTTGCGGCGTTTTCGATTTGTTCCATGTTTTTCCTTTCCGGCTGACGTTCGTCGTACCTAATTGCGCCAAACATGCTTCATTCGGAAACACTTGGCACATTCTTTCGAATTAGGCTGTGAACCGGTTTAACGTGAAAATACTCCGTTGGACCAAGATTGGATTGCCACTCGTCAAGAGCATCTTCCGCACTGTCGTAATGTTCTTCGCCGACCTCCCACAACGCCTCGTCTGCAACGTACTTGACGCTGCTGTCATGTTCGCTGATGCACTTCATCGCGTAGAGAAACGCTTCCCTCTCGCTGTCGAACAGCATCACGCAATGGCTTGGAAACTCTGGTCCCATCGTGTCAACGGTCGATACCAACGCAAAATTACTCATACTCAACTCCTTTACCGAAGTCGCCGGTTGTATGTTAAATAAAATCCAAGTCTCTTGGCGGCGACTCGGTTACCGCTGACGTTCAACGGATGCTCACGAAACCAATTTCGCTAGCATCAAGGTTCCCGAAATCTGCTTCGGGAACCCTACAGCACTTCGTCACCGAAATACTGCATCTCAAACGGTCGCGTATCGCCGCACACCAAAGGACGGGGAACAAACGCAGGATCCGAAGCGGGGCTTGCGGCGTTCTAAAACAACTGAAACGCTTCATCACTCGGTGGTGCAACCCACAGAGCTGCGGACTGGTGCGCTTCGATCCGTTCCGCGATGATCGCCATGCGCGTTGATGCGTTTGGCGGTGTGTACATTCCAAACCTGCTGTAGCTCGACGAATTGCGTACCGCATTCGTGCTGTCCGCACTTGCCAAAGGCAATGCGGTAAATACCGCTGGGTCTAACATTCGCAAACCGTGTATCTTGCATCGCGGCTTGCCTTCGTGATCGCAAATTTGCTTCATCGCTTCGCTCATTCGTCGCCACCACTTGTCGTTGCCGACCGTCGCGTAATCGCCGCTTGATCCAATTGCAATTCGCGGCCACGCATACGACAGATCAAACAACCGCGTATCTGATTCGTGCATGTGCCACACTGGGACACCAATCGACTTATCAAACGGCCAATCTGCTATCAACTTATCGTTGTCCGCTTCGCTTCCATCGATCACGTCTGGGATGATCGCCCAATCAAACGCCGGGTGGCATTTCCAATCGTGAACGAATCTGTAATACGACTCCCATTCGATGATTTTGTTTTGCTTCCACGCCGAAAACGCGCCGTTGTCGATACAAAACGACTGGCATACTTCCGCTGCCGTTCCGATGTCTTCGGGGCGGAAGAAAGAAATCAATGCGTGTCGCTTTGCAAGGAACCTTGCTACGTCTTCGCGGGTTGCCCCGCATGGTGTGCCGTGATACGGGATCATTGAGACTCCCCGCATTCCGAACACACAATGTCCATAGAGTTACCGTCGATAGACAATTCATAACTGCCGCACTCATGGCACTGCATTGATTGTGGTTCTTCACCGATTGCTGCGAGAGCATCGTGTAAAATCTTTGCCTCGCAAGGAACTGGCCTAATCGCGCACAAGGCTACATATGCCTTTTTCGCTGCAAATATCAATTCACTCATCCTCCGATTACCAACCTTCCGTTTTGGCCGTGACGGCCTTTAACTGTGACTCTTGCGGCGTGAATCTTCGATTTTAAATGCTCGAAGACTTGCTCTTGCGTCAACTCCTTGCCGCGAATCTCTTCACAAACTTCCTGCAATCGTTCGCACTTGAGGAAATCAGGTGTCTCGACGATGACCGTGTAATAATCCCAAACGGGCGCATACGGGCATCGGGTGTGTACTGTCGTTTTGTGGTTATTCATTCAGGGCTCCAGGCCGGTTAACAATGTGATGAATCGAACTGCATCCTCTACTACGTTTGACGCAGTATCTGTGCTTGGAAGATTGTTGATCTCAGGTCGCTCGTATACCAACGCAGCCCGGAATCCTCGGGGCTGAGGTGCACATGCTTTCGCAGAGGTGAGCCAGGGAGACGTTGCCTGATGCGTTGGATCTCTACGCCCTCAATGAATCAACAATCCTCCAAGAACAGATAATGCGTCGTCATTTAAGAAACCTCGATCAGCAAAAACTGGCAGGGACTGCTGTCTAGGTGTTGGTGATACTTTACGCGGGTGCAGCGACTTGCGTCAAGTCATGCTACTTGATTTTTCTCCAACTGGTCACGAAGCACGTTTCTTTTTTCGTGTTGAATTACCGATATGGGTGTACTATAGTAATGGGATGATTGCAATGCTAGAAAAAAAATACATGACCGTTGAGCAAGCCGCGACCGCAGCAGGTTGTACGGTTAGTTACGTGCGTCAACTGCTTCGCGCTCAAGTAATTACTGGAGAAAAGTTTGGTGAAAGAGCTTGGGTTATTCCAATAAATCAATTGGAAAAGCTGCAAACATCACCAACAGGCAAAAGCGGGAAACCAAGAATCGGCAAAAAAAAGTCCTAAAGCCTATTGCGTTAATTACCGATAGCGGTAATCATATCCTCGTCAGGTTAAGCCATAGCACGCAAGACCTGATGACGTAACAAACCAACGGCTTCTTGGTTCTTCTGAACCACCAAGTCGTATTCAACGACTCAAAGTGCATGCTGGTGACAGCAACGGATGCACAGATCGGAATCTATCGATGATACCTGTAGAATCTCATTACTTGTATTCTATTCGCCAGCAAGCATCGTTTAGCTGGAAGTCAATGGTCTGCGAGTTGATCGACAACGCATTTGGAGCAGATGCGGATTTGGTAAAAGTGTCCTGGCCTGGTGGTAAGGCTTTTTCTATTGAAGACAACGGGCACGGCACATCTGACCTAATGAAGATGTTGACGCTCGGAGCAAAGCGCGACAGGACATCCAGAGATATTGGATACTACGGTGTTGGTGCCAAGCTTGCTCTGATTTGGTTATGGGGAAAGTCTCGAATAACATCTGTTTGCGGCGTCGGGCGTTACAGCGTAGAGATTGACTGGAATGACATTGCAGAGGGATTAGCTGAGTATCCTAGCGAAGATTCTATCGAGGTTGGTTCTGGTTATACCTGCGATGAAGGCACAACTATTCAGTGCTTTGCAGAACGGAACTACCCAAAGTTCGAAGATCTTTTTGCATCTATCAGCAACACCTACACGCCTGGGATAGAAGACGGAAGATCAATCATTGCATCCGTCAACAATAAGCCTTTGAAGCTGAAGGCTCGCGAGTGGCCGCAAACAACAGAAGAGATTGACGATGTGGTTATAGCGGCTGGCAGAGAAGTTCGCGTACGCATGGGTATTGTCGCTCCTGGCATAAAGAACACATACAGAAACGGATTTGCGTTTGAAAGATCTTTTCGCGTTATCAAAGAATCTCTCTTGGGGTCAGGTTCGTTTGGTGCATCACGAATAGCCGCGAGAATAACTCTCGGGCATGATTGGTTGCTGTCAACAAACAAGGATGACTTTGCAGATTTTCAAGACGAACTGACGGACGCAATTTTTGAAAGATGCCAAGACCTGCTGAAGACTGCCGATGAGCAGTCGGTCAGCTACGAAGATCAGCAGTTTAATCAAGCGTTAGCGGCGATCGTGGTGCAAGCTAATAGACGCGAAAGCAGACCAAATAAAGGCGGCAATGTAGGGTCGGTTGAACCTGCATCTAAGGGACGCAAGCGAACCTCTGCCGCGGTCACGACTGACGAGGATGGTTCTGTCACCGAAGACGGTAATCAAAGACGAAAGAGACGCGGTTTCGATGTTGTCACATACGAGGACGATTCAGCGACGTTCGGAAAGTACGATCGAGATGCAAACAAAGTGTGCCTCAATATGTCAAACGAGTGGCTTGCGGAAAAGCACCGAGAAAGAGACGACGGAGTTTTGACCGCTGTTATTTACGGCATTCTTGCTGATAGTGACTCACGACGTGAAGGGGAAAAGACCCCACTTCTGCGAACACAGATTGAAGATGACTTTTGCGCAACATGGGGAGCCAACGTAGAGCGAGTTTGCAAAGCGAGGGTTAAGCAGTCATGAGCTACCCAATACATCCAGCAGCAGAGATTTTCCCGATGATGGCAGAAAAAGAGTTTGCTGACTTTAAGAAGGACATTGATGCTTATGGCGTAAAAGAGTGGGGAACGCTTTATCGTGGACAAGTGCTTGACGGTCGCAACAGATACAAGGCGTGCCAAGAGCTTGGTATCGAAATGACGTTTTGCGAGATCGATGACACGGAGGACTTCGATCCAATTGCGTATGTTCTCAGTCACAACCTGCACCGAAGACATTTGACTACAGGTCAGCGTGCTGATGTTGCTGCGAAGGTAGCGACGATGCGGAGCGGAACCAGAACAGACCTAGGATCAAAAGATCCTAGGTCAATCGAAGATGCTGCTAAGCAGATGAAAGTATCTCGTGAATCTGTCAAGAGAGCCAGGAGGGTTCACAAAAAAGGTAGCGATGCAGTCAAGCAAGCGATGGCTGACGGTACGTTGCCAGTG